CTTCTTCATGCTTAGATATTCTCGCTTCATTCTTCTCCGATTTAGTTACCATAATCCTATCTTCTATCGTTTATACTATTTTTTTCCTAACAAATCTTTGTCCGCTTTTCTTGCTCCACCTTTACCTGATACAAAAGATTTCACTCTACCCATTGCCCAGGCGTGTGCTGAAGTTTTTGGTCTACTCCCGCTACTATAATAAGCACCAAGTCCTCGCCTATATACCTTATCGAGTGTTGATTTACCAAACCTTGACGCTCCTGGTATGCTTGAGTATTTACTCATTTCTTTTTCTTCCTTAGTTTTTTAAGATCAGCTCCTGTTATTTTGTTTCTAGGTTTTGCAACCGCAGCTAACTTCTTTTGTTTTGGACTATATTTACTGAATGGCATTTTATTATCCTTTACTCCTTTGTTTACTAATTTTATCCATCATTGCTGGTGTCAGTTTGCCTTGCCTATAAAGTCTGGCAGTTCTTTTTATCTCTGCTTCCCTTGCCTTTGGGTTCTTAGCTCCAGATACATACTTCTTTGGAACACCACCCTTCGTCTTGGGAACAGGATCAAACCTTCGCATCAATGTTCTTTTGGTTCGCATTACTTACCAACTTCTTTTTGTGCCTTCTTATGTGCGGTAGAAAAAGTATCTCCCTTCATCATCAAGGTTCGCATCATCCTCATATGTTTTAGCGAATGATGTTTCTTATGTTTTTTAAGAGTATCCTCTTGTCGTTTTGTAAGTTTGCTCATATCACTTTTTCTTTTTTTTTCCGTTCATTGGTTTCTTTTTCTTTCCGTAATATCCTGGCATTGTTGCTCCTTTCCTTTTAGTTAAGTTTATCTTTTGTAACTTTCAATATTTTCATCTGTCGGTAACGATTCTATTGTAGCTAATGTTTTTACAGATCCATCTTCATTATATTCTGTTACAAACAATGCTTTTAATTTATCAAGGGTATCGCAATCGCTTATTGCTTGTAGTATTTTATCAGCTTCAGTTCTAACAGATGCTCTATAAGTTGTAACTGCACTTGGTATAGACTTACTCGAATCTTCAGCTTTCCTTACTACCATCCAATCTGTAGGTGCTAATAAAGATGCAGCTTGTTTTTGTATTTGTTCTGTGTAGATTGTTTTCAATCCTTTACTTGCGACATCTCCCACATCTTTGCCCTCTGGAATAACACCATCTGTTTTGTTTTGTGAAGTATATAAAGTGTCAGCTATCGGTCTGTCTTTTTTATTTATGGTTTCTGTAACTGTACCAGCGGAGTCATCGACTTTGTAAGATGGTGTTGTTGGCGTTTCAAAACGAGTATCTGGCGGTGATCCAGATATAAACTCATATACACCAATATCTTTTAACTGTGTTTTTGTCCAATGTCTAAACACATCTTTAGGGTGAACAACCTCTCCAACAGTAATAGATTTATTACCAGGGGTTATTTGAACTAATTTACTATCTTTAACTATCGCCCACATAATACCTACCTTCTACCTCTTATAACATATATTCATAATTTTACCTAGCAGTAACTGGACTCTGATCATCGAAGAAGGGCAACTCAGCAAATGCCATATAGACATATGTTCTTCCTGAACCATTATTATATCCATTTGTTGACCTTAGTTTAAACCCATTTGATAAAAAATCTAAACCACCAGCAGATGCTTTAGCAGAACTTAAATTTGGATATAAAGTATTACTACTTGAGCCAGTATTTAATGGACTTCTTTTATTATCATATATTACCCAATCTGTTGAGTTACTTGAGGATTTTATTATAACACAAGCTGGTTTAAATCCTAAATAAATAAAAGCACCATCTGCATTTCCATTTCCCTTATAGCTTCCAAACTTACTAAAGCCTTCTACTCCGTGCCAACAATACGCAATCATATTGTGAGTTCCATTTGATTCGTAAGCACTTCCAACTGTAAATACACTATTTGTAGGTTCTACATTATTGAAACCAGTTGTATCTGTTACCCAAGCATTAGTTAAATTTAAATACCCATAACGATTTGCACCCTCTCCCTTAAAATAAATTATCCAATTATACGTAGCATCTAAATTTTTAGTAATAATAAATTCAGGTGCTTGACTTAACCCGTGACCAATCGTTGCCCCACTTGATCTATTGCCAGTATATCGTACGATTGAAAAACCCGCATCAGAATTAACTTGAGTTGTTGAGGTAATTGAACCATCATCGTTGGTTGCAGTGGTTCCTGCGTTAGCTTTCCAGTTCCACCCAACGTAACTTTCATTATTGGTATTAACTTGATTTAAACTTCCTAATGTAAATCCATCGCTTGTAAAAGAAGTTACTCCTTCTGATTCTGTTGTTTCTGCTGCGTTAGTGTCAGATTCTAATTGTTTTGTTGCACCTCTACTGGAGTCATATAACGAATGACTATCTGCTGCATCTCTATTTTTTATCCATACAAAATCTGGTTTAAACTCTAATCCTGTTATTGTCTTACCACCAGATCCTATCGCAGTTCCGTTTCCCTCATAAAGTGTCGGTGTAAAATGTTTATTGGGTTGTTTGATTGTTGGTGTTGGCATATTAACTCCCTAAATTCTTTGTATTAATTGCATTATAACCACTTACAACACTATGTGTCATTTTTGATGGTTCATTTTCTATAGTTAATCCATTACCATTATAGTATTGAACAAAAATCATCATTTCAGTGCCAGAAGTAAAACTTAAAGTAGGATTGGCACCAGTTGCTGGATTACCAACAGTATCAAAATCACTTCCATAAATACTTGTTGAACTAGCACTACTATCATATAAACCAACCCAAGCCTTGCCATTATCGGCATCAACGTATATAAAAAATCTATCGTTGGCTCCTAAAGTTGGATTATTCGTAGTTATAGCAGAGCTATTTTCAATAAACATTCTTGTAGAAGCATCTCCTGTGTTATCTCTAAATAAAAAAGCATCAGATTGTTGCCCTAAATCATCTTGTGTGGTTGATGCTTGATTTGAAGTAAAGTAATCTAAAGTACACATACCAACACCCACCGAACTTGAGCTTTGTAAAGTGCCTACATCAAATTCAATTACATATTTACCAGTTTTTATTGCTTGAGTTAAACCTGTGTATGCAAAACTATTCGTATCAGATAAACTTTTTAAATTACCATTTGAATATGTAAAAGTATCTGAACTAGCTACTAATGGGTTAAAAGTAACAAAATTATTCGTAGGTGAGTCACTAACTTGGTCATGTGAGGCAAGTCCGCTTGTCGTGAAATCATTACCATTACCTGATTCATCATCTCCTAAATCTGAACTATCTCTGCCATCAATAAAAAAACCCCCACTACCATGACTACCAGTAAATTCTTTGGGTATCCAGATTCCGTTTTCACTTGTTTCTCCGAAAAATTCAGGTCCATAAGCATTACCATCTACTACATGTATTTCTGCAAGATAATAGTCAGCTGGATATGTTGTTAAACCATATAGTCTTCCTATCTGCCAATAATTTGCTCCTGAACCTGATGCTTGACTTTGTGGTGTTCCTGAAGATGCACTATTTCCATTGATAGAAAAAGTTTGTTGCGTACCATTTACATAGAGTTTACATCTATCAGCAACTGAACGTGTATAGTCAACAGATACCACTATATGATACCAAGCTGCATAGTCTCTAAACTTCATAGCTGAAACTACATAGACAGGATAATTAGATGAAATAGCAGTATCATATTCAAAAATAGTAAGTTGAAAAGAGGATGAATCATCACTTTTTTCTAGTCGTAAAAAACCGAAAGGATATCCACTACCTCTTTTGTCTCTAAATGTAATTATTCTTCTGTAATCATCAGAGTTTGTAAACTTTGCCCAAAAGCTCATAGTATATTTATTACCAAAAGCTGGTGCATCTACGTTTCTATACATATAAGCACTATCATCATCATTAAACCTAATTGATTGGTCTATAGAGTATGTGCTAACTCCAGATTTTTGCCATAATTCGTTACTAAACATCTAACTAAAAGCCAATTGGGGTGATCCAATTAATATACTATTATCTGCTTTGACTACATAGGGAACAACATCATAAGCACTATTTGTACTACTTAAAGTTAAACCCGCACCGCCAACAGTTTCATAGTCTGTTCCTAAACTTACAGTTCCTGCACTTCCGCTTGATGGTTGTATAAATATAATTACACCCGTTTGACCTACATTGCTTGCTTCAGTTGTAGGATTGGTCAAAGTATTTGCACCACTTCCTAGAGTAAGAATAAAGTTTTGATTAGCATCAAAGTCTAAAGTTTTACTAGATGAA